AATAATGGAACAGCCAGATTGCTTACTCTAGATGAGTGTGTAAATGGTTTTGGACCTGTCGATCGTATAGACATGAAAACGTCACCTGGTTTTCCTTATACTAATTTTGGGTATAAGAAAACAGATTTATTTCCATTACTAATAAAGTCAGATGGCATTTTTGTTTATGATACGAGTGATATTGTTAAACATTATTTTGAAGAAGCAGAGCAACAGTGCTTGACTGGTATTGCTCCCGAAATTTATTGGTGCGATATGATGAAAGATGAAACCCGTCCGATGCATAAGTTGGATAAACCTCGAATTTTTGAAGTTGGACCTGTTCATCATACGTTATTGATGAGAAAATATTTCGGTTATTATCAAGCCCACTTATATGAAACATACATAGGTGGTGAAAGTGCTATAGGGATAAATCCTAATAGTGAAGAATGGAACCTTTTTACAAAAACCCTTCTTAAAGTCTCCGATGTTATTTTAAATGGCGATTATAAAAATTTTGACGCTAGTTTAGCTTTTCAGTTAGCAATGGCTTATGCTGATATGGTGTCATCATTTTATTCAGATGGTTCTGTTAATCGGATTGTGCGAAGGTGCTTAATGGCTAGTGCTGCAAAATCCAAACACATACTGCGAAATGTTGTGTTTTCTCTCTTGCAAGGTAATCCTAGTGGATTTTTCTGCACTGGTAGTTTTAACAATTTTTGTAATCAATTCTTCTTTAGGTACGTGTATAGATCAACAGTAGCCGAAAGTTTAAAACAATTTCACGAACTTGTGAAATTATGTACTTTTGGAGATGATAACATAGCTGCTGTTGCTAATACTATTCGTGACTCTTTTAATATGATCACGATGAAAAATATTTTAAGTCCAAAAGGTGTTACGTACACTGATGCTAACAAAAATGATCAGATGGAACCATATATTTATATTACTGAAGCTTCATTTCTTAAAAGAAGTTTTTATTATAGCAAAAGTATGAAAGCTTGGATTTCACAATTAGATAAAAATGTTATCACTGAATTAATTCGATGGTCAGCTTCTGATCCCCATAACATGAAAGATCAACTAAACCGTTTTAACTCAGCTTTATATGAAATGTCCAATTACGGTAAACAAGATTTTCTTGACTTACGTAGTATATTTGTGGATTACTGTAATAGATTATCTCACACTGGATATGATATCAAAGCTCTTGATCTATTTGATTATAATTTTTGTAAATCAAATATGTATCCAAAATACTTTCCTGATTCTCGAATGATACCTAATTATGAAGAATCTCTCTTTCAGATTCAGAGTGTTCCTTCTGATAATGAGGTTATTTTTTTAGGCGACGAGTCGACTTTGTCTACGAACGGAAACAACGAAAGCGTGCAAGCATTATTCGACGATTTCGTAAAAGATCTGAATGCTGTCCAAGCCCCTTTACGTTATTCTGAAGAAGATCTTTTATTTTTGGATACAATTGATTTTACAGAATTTCAGGTTAATTCTTTAACATTCAGAAATTCTAATGATGACACATCAATTGGTAATACTTTGGCTGAAAGCGTTGAAACTAGTTTAACATCTACACTAGTTGATTACGGTCAAATGGAACATCAAGAAAATATAGTTCCTGAATTACCTTATCAAGAATCTCATATGGAATATCAACCTGATAACGTTTTATTTGCTCCTTTCTTGATACGTACTCTTACTGTTAATACAACTCATACAGTAGGTACTACATTAGGTTCATTTGATTTTCCTGATGAGTTTTCCCGATTGGTAAGAAATAAAGCTCGTTTGCAAAATTATATGTGGTGGCGACCTGAATTTGAATTAACTTTTCGAATTAATGGGACTGCTACAAATTATGGCGCTATTATGGCAGCTTATTATCCGAGTCCCGATTTCCTACCGTTAAATTTTTATTTGAATAGATATGGTAGTAAATGGATCCAAATGTCATTGAATACCGTTGGTGAAACATCTATGGATATACCATACACAAGTGAATTTCCTTTTATTCGTGTAAGATTAGCTCCAAATAAAGGTGAATATTATCCTTACACTGGATACAACGATTCAACACTTAAACCATTTGTTGCTGATCCTCAACGATTTGGTAATGTACGCGTTTATGTTGCTATTCCTATGACTTCAGCTAGCGGTGGTTCAACATCTGTCAGTATCACTGTTTGGCTTCGTCTCAAGAAATGTCGTTTCATTGGCACTTGTGTTTCATTACCATATGGTTTTCCAACAAATAGAAATTGGACAACATACGACCGAGGAAATTCACTTACGAACGAAGGTGCACAACCTCTATTATATTCTGAGACTTTGACAGTGCAAGGTTTGGAACATAACCTAATGAAAACAGTTGATGCTGCAGACACTGAAGATGTCACAGCGAGTAGTAAGGGAGTCATTAGTATCTCAAAAACAACTAAAGATTTGGGAACATTGGCTGGCAATTTTGTGCGTATACCTTTGATAGGTAGTTATGCAGCACTTTTTAGTAATGCTGCTTTTAGCGTTTCAAAATTCTTTAAAGCCTTAGGACTCTCAATGACTGTTAACCAGAAAGTTCCAGAAAAAACTTTACAAGTGTTTCCTTTATTGGGACAATGTGAAGAATTGACCAATACTCAAATTGCTGGACCATCTCAAGATATAAAACTTCATAAAGGTTTCGAATATTGCTATGGAAGACCAGAAGATTATTCCATCCTAGCTTTATGTCAAAAAATGTTTCTTATACATACGGGAAATATGACAGGCACAAATAAAGCGGGACATATTTTATGGTGGATGGATTTAACACCTATGCATATGTACGGTGGAAGAGTTTCAGCCAATATTGGTGATGCAACATCAGCCAATAATTATAACATGGCCGGTCTTATAGATAAGAAACAAATTGAACCATCAGCAATGTTTTACTTTGCTCGATTTTTTAAGTATTGGAGAGGTTCAATGCGATTTTACATTAAATTCTTTTGTACACCATATCACTCAGTAAGAATGCGTGTTATATGGGTTCCAAAACGTGAAGGTCGTAATAATATTTCATTATTTGTACCTTCAAATATTGCGCAATCAGAGAATTATTTGAACTACACCTATGATGTTGTTGGCGAATGTGGTTTTGGTTTCACCATACCTTATTTTCAACAAACATATTGGTCAGAAAATTCTTTTGATCCATTTGACACTGCTGGTGTACATAAGTCTGAACCTAGTATGGACAATGGAACTCTTATCATTATGCCAGTTACAACATTGAACTGCAGTATGACACCAATAACACCCGTTTGGTTCCAACTGTTTGTAGGTGCTGGTAATGATTTTCAATTTTCCGAATTTGATGTGGCAGGCCTTACATTACGAGGTACCCCAACTATTCTGAAAACACCAGCTTATGAACCTGATCAGTTTCCTTTCTCAAAGAATTTTGTGGCAAATAGTTTAGAATTTAATTATTTTACCACTAATGGATTGGAAAATGATTCAGAAACAATTCTTCAAGAAAATTTTCCTATTCTTGGAGGAGCATCATTTGGTTACACAGATTCTCGTGTTTGTCAACCTCACACTTTTACTGGCATTCGACAATTAGCAAACATGCAAACACGAGTGTGGTATGGAACAGGCACAGGACTTTCTATCAATTTAGACTCTCCAAACCACATGTGGGCCAAAGAATACAATAACAATTCCCAGTTAACAATGTTTAAATCACCGCTAAGTTTAGTTACTACCCTCTTTCGATTCAAGAGAGGAGGCATTCGCTATATCATAAATGTAACAGGTACTAGTGGTGTATGTGTTCGATCAAAAATAATGAGGTGGCAAAAAACAACCATTTACAAAGCTGCTCCTTTCGTTACTATTTTGAAATTGGACCATGGAAGCATTGATTTGAACTGGGATGCTCACAATAATGGGTGGGAATCTCGCTATGTTTCACCCGACATGGCGATTGATATAACAGTTCCGTATTCATCATCTTTACCTTGTAGTAATGTTGAATACGAAAACATGTGCACGGGTACTCGATTATCTGAAAGGAAATTGTACCTCGTAGCAGAAAAGGGTGGAAATCCTGTGGATATGTATTGGGAGATATTCATGGGAGCTGCTGATGATTATATGCTTGGCTACTATGTAGGACCACCAACGATGACACTCGGCGGCATAGCAGATCGTCCTAAAAAACCAACTGTCACAATTGGTGATTGGCCGACTGATTTTAAAACAGGAGCGGAGCCTATTAAAACAAGATCCGATCCAGAACCCGAACCAGATCATGAAGTAAGTGTTGATGATGAACTTACCGAATATAAAAAGAATCTGGGATCAAATTTTAACAGATGGTTCACACCTGCTCCCAAATCAATTCAGGTGACAACAGAAGAACCACAACTTATGGAATTTATTCCAAACACTCAACTTCCAGAACAAGTTGAAAAAGAACGATCATCATTCGTGCTAGCTCTAGCACGAGCTGAAATCAGGAAATCACCTGAGAGTAAAGCAAAAATATTGAGCGAACTGGCTGCGATTGGCCAAGATGGCACATAAAGTGCATTATTTTAATCCCCTTATTTAATTATATTTAATCAAGCGTGCGATGAAATAGTGAGGCATCTAAACAAGATTTTGTTTAAAAATTTATATTTACAACAACC